AGTTCAGAGACCTTAGCGGTTTCCACCTTAGATAAAATGCCGACATCAATCGTACCCAACTTTGAGTAGTGTTGAAGTTCGTTCAGCACTCGGCGATAATCCGGGAAGTATTTCAGAATGAGCTCAACGACAACTTTCTTGTCGAAAGCTACTTTGTTCTCAGTTAGAATATTTGAAACACGTCGGAAGAACTCCGTTGCTAACTTTTGTTTCTCTGCTTTATCAAGCTTGAACTCAATAACAGCGCAACGTGAGTGAAGAGGTTTGATGATCTTGTTCTTGTTGTTACAAGTGAAGATAAAAGAACAGTTGGCAGCGAACTCTTCGATGAAAGCACGAAGCGCTTCCTGAGAGTTAGTGAAGCGAGACGTATCCGCTTCGTCAAGGATCACTACCTTGCGACCACCAGCCAAAGAAATAGAAGACGCAAATCCCATCACCTTTGTACGCAAGGTGTCAATAGAGTTTTCAAGGGAGGCGTTGATGAGGATATAGTCACAACCAAGTTCGTCCGCCATAGCGCGAGCGACAGTCGTCTTGCCCATTCCCGGACCACCTGAGAGGATCAGGTTGGGAATCTCGGCTTTATCTACATACTGCTGAAAGGTCGCCTTGAGTTGTTCAGGGAGAATACAATCAGCAATCTTATGTGGGCGATATTTTTCTACCCACAAAATGTGTTCAGTAATCATTTTCCAGTTTCAATAACCAACGTGCCGTTGGCATCAGTCTCGCCGACCTTCAAAGAAGCCGCGCGAAGTAGGTCTTGGATGACCTGATTCAAACGAATGAAACCACCACGCTCTTGAATGTTGCCGTCTGGATGACGGATATAGTAGAGCACCTTGATGGTTTCTTTGGTGCCAGCACTTGAACTCAACGTCTCAGCGTTGGCTTTGGACATATGCTCAAGAATGTCAAGGAGACCTTCTTTCTGCTCCAATAGCTTACCAGGAGACTTCAACAAGAATGGCGTCTTGTCTTTTGGAGCATCACGCTTCTCAGCGTATTCCGGAAGCGCCAGAAAGTCCTCTTTTGAGAACTCGGTGTGATGTGAGGTCATTTTCCTCTCCAAGCTTTTCCAGCGGCAGCGATAAACTCAAGAACAAGAGCGAGAATCACAAGCCAACTAAAAGCACCGCCGATCAATATCGCAATAAGGATCAGCCAATCCGTGAATGTTTGCGGCATAGATTAGAACTTGCTGTGACCATTCTCTAGGGCAACCCAATAGACAAGCTTGCCACTTTCAGAGGTAAACTTGCTGACGCCCTTTGAGCTAATCTCAACGGTGTAGGCACCAGGAATCAGCTTGAGGTTTTCAAGCTTGAGTGCTGCCGTGAATGTACGATCAGTCTCACCGACCTCTACACTCGCGTCATCAACAATCTCACCCTTCACGTCCATAGCACGGAGAACAATCTCCTTGCCATCACCTTCAATAACAACGTTCGGGCACTTCAGAACTGAAGAGATATTGAAAAGCCAGTCTAACACATCAGCCTTCAACTCGAACTTGATTTCGTAGTTAGCCTTAATGCCAGAAGCAGGTGGCTTCAGGATCAAGTTGGAAGCGGTGTAACGAATACGGGAAGAAGACTTTCCACCAAGACCCTTGAAAGAGATAAACTCCTTCTCAAGCTTGACTTCAGGAGTCTCGCCTTTGGTCATAGTTAGAACACCAAGAAGCTTGTTGAGGTCGTAGATACCGAACTCAAAAGTGAAGTTCTCATCAATCTCAGCCTCGGCTAAAATAGCCTTAGAAGAAGAGATTGTTCTCAGTTTGTTGCCGGGGTGAATGACGATACCCTGATTGATAGAAGCAAAGTTCTTCAGGGTCTCGACAGTTTGTTCAGATAGTTTCATAATGTATTCCTTGAGGGATAGTCTATTATACCTTGTTTTGATGTAAACCTAAAGCCAGAACAAGCTGTTGTTCTAACTCTTCGACGGTGCCATCGTTTTTGATGCGTTCTCTGAGCATAGGATGACCAATCCAAGCCCATTCGCTGTAATGTTTGTCTGGGAATTTTGGAAGGTGTTGTAGTTGCCCATTCCAGTGCGTCAGCTGATTGCTCGCAAGAGCATCATCATAGTGGGGAGGTTTTACACCACGTTCGATAACTATTACACGACCACCTTGGTTGCGAATAGCCTCAATCTCATTTGGAAAACGAACATCCGTGATTACAATATTAGGATGTGGAGAGTAGCGAACTCTCTTCTCTAGAGTCTTCACCCATAGATCGGGGTGAAAAGAGTTGCGACCAACTTCCGTACCCATCTTCTGGAGTGCCTCTCTTGGCGTATAGGGTCTGCCCATAACAAGTGACCAGTAGGCATCTGGTTGCTCACGGAATGCCCTAGACTCTACCGTATCTCCTTCTAGGAGATGTCTTGGCCAATTGAAGAGTGCGGCGACCGCATCTTTGACTGGCTTGGCGAAAGAATCAGGCACGAAGCCATGCTTTATGAGCAACTCACCCGCTGTGCCCTTCCCGGAACCAATTAGACCGACAAACCCAACAAGCATTACACAATGTCCTTGATGACATTAAGTGGCCAAGCCACTCTATCAACGATGATGTATGGCTCAAAGCCATCTGTAGAGAAACGAATCCCATCAGAGATCACGGCTCTCTTGGCAGTTTGCTCAAACAGAGCAGCCACATTTGACTTCAAGATTTCTTGAAGTTCTTCTGGTGTGCCGACTTTGTCAAAATCGCCCGGATAGAGTCTGCTTGGGGTCTTCATTAGAGAGCACCAACATACGCCGCCACCGCTGGCATATCCCCTGTAAAAGCATAAGTGCCGACGTGCTTTGTTCTCATCCAAGGACATAGATGGATCTGCCCACCCATATTGCGCCACTGCTGGCAGAAGAAATAATCTTCAGAGAGGTAGCGATCTGAGCCACCAACCGCAACCACTTCGTCCTTCTTGCGGTTGCCTAAATCTTCCTGAATCTTGATCTCGCGCTTGCGGTCAATGATACAATCAAAGAACGCATGAATGTAGCGCTTGCCATCAAAGTGCTCCTGACCCAAATGATCAGGCTTGTAACTATATTCAGGATATTGAACCTGCCACTTGTCGAATACATGACGCTTTACCATCATCATACCAGTGCCGATTTCCATTACTTCTAATGGCTCAGCAACAGAGAACTGACCTGTTCCAACAACTGCGTTGAACACATAATCACCAGTAACCTTTTCAAGTTCTCCTGGTGAGATATCAGGCTTGCGCTTGACTGCCTCAACCACACTTGGCCACTTGATGGACTTCTTAGGATATGGTGCGCCGATGACGTCCTTATCCAGAGCCAGAAGAGCAATAATGTCGCGAGGATCAAAGTGAATGTCGCTGTCAATAAACATCAGGTGAGTGAAACCTGAACGCATAAATTCATCTGTGAGATAGTTACGTGCGCGAGTGATCAAAGACTCATTGAAGATAAAAGAAAAGCGAGTCTCAATCTTGTACTGCTGACAAATGCCCTGAAGATCAAGGCAACTCTTCATATACATTCCTAGGCACTGACCACCGTACATCGGTGTCGCGACGAATAGCTTATTCTTCTGTAGGTCTTCGACCTTGATTTGGATCTGCATTATTATACCCTTCTAGTAGTTGGTTATTGAGATACTGGACAATAGTGTCTGTATCTTGGGGCGTGTTATGTTCAAACGTCTTGATATAGTCCATCAGCATAAAGTTGCTGCGGATATTGTCAATCTTTGTCTCACGTCCAGTCTTGAACTGTTCGGACTGAGTGTCGGCACGACCTATATGACGTGCCTCTATTATAGTTGGATTTGATGTAATAATCAAAATCTGGAGTTCGCTATGCTCTGCGCAATGCTCTAAGAAGGATGCCGTGAAAAGGCGATCACCTTCAAAAAGAATGTCGCAAAACTTGGCATTGCCATCATTGATAAATTCCATAGCCTTCGGCTGAACTGCCATAGACATTCTATCGGTGCCGGGGAACTTCTCATTAGGAGCATAATGCCCTAGAACTATGAGTCTCTCGCGAGCCATAAATGGCACTAGTGGTGCTTCGCTCAATGCCCATTCATTAGGGAACTGAGCAAGGAACTTCTTCAGAATAGTTGATTTGCCAGTGGCAGGAACACCACCGATCGCTATGATCTTTCTTGATTCACTGAACATTACAAAAACTCTTCAAGTCCTACATTGGTCTGCCAACACTTCTGGTCAAATGGATTATCAAAGCACGGGAAATCGCGACTCATCATAATGGGCTGACCAGTCAAACGATACCAATTCTGTTTCTCTTTACAAAGACCCGGATCATTTGGATTGTCTTCAAGACGTAAATATTTAGGGAGACAATCGCGGCGCATTTGCCAGAACAACTCAAAGTCTCTCTTCCAAACCCACTCTGATTTCTTGATGCGTTCATGAAACATATCCATATAGACATTTGGATACCGACGATTGACGCGATGCCAAGACTTGTAGCAACAGAAGGTGCTTTCAAGAGTGAAATACGAAATATGTTTGGTGACATCA